GACACGTGTCTTCTTAGTAGGCTTAAAGCCTACCACCACGGGGTGCGTTTGTTAGCGCACCCCGATCCACCCTCGATTCAGCACTGTGCGTCGAGAGACGCACCGCGAAGGGATCGAGCTTCTGCCTGTCCGCTCAAGTGAGCAGACTGACTCAAGAACGTGATTCCAATCACTAATCTGGATACTATTATCCAGAGACTTGAGACGCCAGATGCGACTGTAAAACCAATGTAAGGAAGGATGCCAATAGGCATCAGACCAAACATTAGAATCACAAGTCGTAAACTCCGCTAACCCGCCATGGTCTTGATTATTCGTAAAGAATAAATCTCGACCATAGTTGGAGCGCAATCTGCGACGTAGAACCTGGTATGCAGTGCTAGCAGCCTCCTCGTATCCGGCTATGCGAAGTCGCATGGCCATATCCGAAAGAGACTGCAATCCCTGAAGGTGCTCGGCATCAGTCGTAGTCTTCCATCGAATTGGAGTGACGTTAACACCATTAAAGGCGTCAACACCACACGATTCGCGGAAAGCTCCACGCCAAAAGGATTTCTCCTTATTGACGAGCAAACCAAATGATTCGAGATCATTAATAATGAACTCGGTACATTCAGAAGGGACACATAAGTCATCACCGAACACAAAGACAGCACCGGGTTGATGAAACCCATGGCGCTGCAGTGACGCGACACATATAGCCCAGAAGACTAGACTCTGAACAGGAAACGTGGTAGCGTTCCCCATGGGAGCGTAGCTATGTATATTCCCTTTCAGATTCTTTGCAGAACCAAAAGAAGGAATCACAAACTTCTGAGCTCGACAACATCCGAAATCAGGATAATTCCTCCCAAAGAGGATTTGAACCAAGATATCGGATATTCTATCGCTAGCTTCCTTCATGTCAATCGTAGCATAACGCCGCGATCTTGATGAAGCAAGAGCAATAGAACCATTAACGGCCTGATCTTCGAAGTGGATATGGCCTCGCGGCCATGGACCATAAGAAGATCTGACTCGAGAGATTGCTCTCTCGAGTCTATGACGGACACCTTGTTGAATCCAAATGGCTTCAGCAGGATGTACACAAATGAGGCGTGGACCACGGCTGTCCTTAGGGACAGCAATGAGCTTAGCCTCAATTATGTCTAGTTCAATCGAATCCTCAAGTTGAGCACAATGATCTCTATTAAAATAGAGAGCAAAGTAGTCACTTTGGGGAAATCGGGACTCTATGGTAGAGTACCGACGCAACCATTTGTCTTTCGACGTGGTTACGGCGCCTGG